CTTGCCCGGTATCTCGTTGAAGAGGGACAAATAACCCCTGAAGAGGTGGCTGATCACTATTCGCGAAATGTACTTGATCAGGCCTTAGGGAACGCCATGGAGGAGCCGGAAACAGGTGCGGAACGCGCGCCCCGCCGAAGCGAACACCGTCCTCACCATGAAACTCTGTCCGATACTCGTCATATTTCTTGATGCCATCGGCTACGGAGGAATCTTCGAGCGCCTCGGCCATCGTCTCAGCATCCATCGGCGACCGCACGAAAAGCGCGAGGGCCGCGTTCAGGATCGCGGCCTGCAATTCGGTCCGTCCGTACTGGTCCTCCATCTGCAGGGCCTCGATGATCGGGGCGAGGCGACTGACACCACGCGTCTGCCCGTCCCGCTTCTTGTCGAAATGGTGCAGGATGATCGGGCGGCCCCACACCTCCTCACGCGGCAGGGACATCCATTCCATCGCCTTGGTGCCCGGCCACAGCGTGGCGCGGTGCGCTTGCCGGAAATGATAGGCCACCGCCGCACCGTCTTGATCCAGCTCGATCCCACCGCGCAGATATTCCTCATCCGGCATGTCCATTGGATTGGACAGCAGATCGGGGTCGATCAGGCGCAGGCAGGTGCCACGGGCACGGTCAGGACGCCACGCGATCTGCGCCAGCGCATCCCCGTCCACCACATAGCTGCGATAGGCCCCGCCCAGCATCTGCCCGACAGATTGCGTCCGCGACAGGTCCGCCATGTTCAGCGGGTCCTCCGCCCAGGCGCGCCAGTCCGATTGCACCTGCCGCTTGAAATCTGCAGCCCATGCGGCATCGAGGCCGAGCGCGCGGAAATCGGGCTTTGGTGTCGGTCGAAACTGGGCCCCGACGACGCTCTCCACTTCTTTCTCGACCGCGCCTGCCGCCCAGCCATTGTTGCGCGTCATCGCACGGGACCGCGCCGCGATCTTCTCCCGATCCCGCAGCACCTCGGCATCTGCCGGGCGCGAAGGTGGGTTGAAATTCATCATGCCGTCGCCGGACTGCCCGGCGGCGACATGCGCATGGTCATCCCACCGGCCATTCGCCATGGCGCGGGCGCGGCGCTGCCGATAGGCGCCATCGATGACGGATGGAATTGCCATCAGAACCGCGCCCCGATTGCGCGACGTCCGCTCGGCTTCCCAAGTGCGCGCTTCAGGCCAGCGATATAGCCCCTCAATGCGTCGATGTTGGCAGCGGAATAGGCGACCTTGCGACCGTCATAATCGACGCTGGCCTGAAGGGCGCCCGTCTGCAGCTTGTGCATCGCCGCTTCGGCCTCATCCAGTCGCGTCTGCAAGATTGCGGTGTCGGTCATTTCGGAAATGTCCAATTCTTGTAGGTCTTTGTTGCAGCTTTGGCCTTTGGCGCGGCCTCCGGCACCGGGGATAGTGCGAGGTCGAATAGGTCGTTCTGTCCCTCGACCGGGATCTTCGATTGGGCTGCCTCGATCGCATCCCATTGTGCATCGGTCATCGAGACCCAGCCTTTGCGCAGCGCAGCGGCGCAGGCGTAGTTTTGACAGTCCAGAACCTCGTTCCGGCGGGTCGGCTCGACCAGTACCCATTTCGATTGCATGACGCCGTAGCGGTCACGCGCCGTGACCCGCTTCTCGGAGCAGAATTGGCGATAGAACTCATCGCCCATCCCCTTTGCGAAACTGACATAGCCCCGCGCTTCTGGATCCTCGATCGGTAGGACCGCGTACAAATCCCCTTTCAGCCGACTGACATTCAGCATCCAGCTGGCCTTCTGTCCTCTTTTCCGCCGCGCCTTGCGGCCATCGGATTTCGTGCGGAAAGTCATCGGCAGCAGGGTCTGCGCATTCGCGGAGCTGCCACCCTTGACCGTGATCACCCGTGACCAGGGATGCCGATACGCCCAATCGCGTACCGCCTGCGTGAAGCTGCCCTCATCGATCGCCAGCATGTCCAGCTTCAGGGGCAGACCTGCGCCCGTTTTCCATGACTGGTCCAGATAGGCGTCCAAAGCGGCGCCTGCCTGCGGATCGGTGATCGGATGCGGGATCACGACATGCAGCATCGCGTGCCGTCTCATGTTCCGGCCCCATGCCATCACGACCAGCTCCGTCCGGTCGTCCTGACAATCGACCCCTCCGGTCAGTATGACCCCGCCGGCCGGGACCACACTGCGGTCCAGCGCGTCGGCGTCCTCGGCCTCCGCACGGGTCTGGATGCTCTTCCAGTCCATTCCTCCGCTCGACATCTCATAGGGCAGACCCAGCACGTCGTTCCAGAAGGTCTGCTCCGATTCCGCCTGCACGACCGCAGCCTCGCCGGTCCCGTCGCCGCCGCGCGACCATCCCATGACGCGAGCATAGTCGCGTGCGATACTTTCCCAATCACGCTGCGGTGCGTATGCCCGCCATAGGTGAAAGCCGGGATGGTCGCCTTTGGGATTGCGAGCAGTCCATCTGCCGCGCGCCAGCATCACGGGCTTGTGCTTGTGCTGTATTGCCTCATGACAGGCTGGACAGGTGAAATGCGCCGCGGACAGATTTTCCGGCTCGATATTCCCGACAAAATTTTCCCATTCCAGCGCGTGGTAGTGATCGCAATGTGGGCAAGGCAGCTCGAAGAACCGCTGATCCGACCGCTCGAAAGCATTTGTGATCCGGCATGTGCCCTTGATCATCGCCGTCGAGACGCGAACGATCTTGCAGCCATCCTGAAAGCTCGACGCGCGACTGGCGGCCAGCTCTTCCGGATCGCCCAGAGGGTTCATCTCGAATTTTGACAGGTCATCCATGATGACCAGCCGCCGCGTGTTTCCCGTCAGGTCCGAGGGTGACCCGGAAGAGGTGATCTTGATGCTGCCGGTCTGATCTGCCGTCTCGATATTGCTGAGCGAATCCGTCGCATTTGCGTTGCGTCCGAAGATTTTGCGCAGCGACTTTGCCGCCCTGCGCAGGGGACCGAATTTTCGTCGCGCCCATTCCAGTGCAGCCGCAGACGTAGGATGCACGATCAGGCTGTTCAGCGTCGTGTACTCATGCCACGCCCCGATTGTGGGATTGATGACCGATTCCGTCTTTCCCCATTGGGCGCTGCCGCGCACGCTGACCTCGCGCGCGGGATGTTCGGGCGACAGGACCTCGTGGACTTCACGAAGGAAGGGAAAGCGATCAATGCGAAAAGGCCCCGGCATTGCCGAGGTTTCGTCGAAGATGAGATTCTCCTCACACCATCTGGTTATGTCCGGCGGCGGTGGCGGGGCCATTGCAGTTGCGATCGATTGCGCAACGATGCCGGCGGCAGGTGTGAGAGAGGTCATCAGATATTCGCCTCCTGTTCATCCTCCGTCAGCTGAGCGGCGTCAGATTGCTCACCCTTGATCCGCTCACGACGTTGCCGATGCAGGCGCCAGGTATCGCGCAGGACCTTGCGGACCTCTCCGGCGTTGATCTGGAATTCATCCGCGACAGCGCGGGCGGCATCGCCGAGCATGGAATCTATCGCCGCGATTTCCGCCGCCATCTGCGTCTGCACTTCCCGTGCGACCTCGGAGGCGAGAACGTAGGTCCCGTCGGCCAGTGCGTTCTTGCGTTGCTGCTCCCTGTTGCGTTCTTCGAGAGCGGTGATCCGGGCATTCTGATACCGGTCGTCGGTTTGCGAAGGTGGCTGGTCGGTCTCGCCGTTGTCCCGCGGGGAATCATCCTGGCGCAGATCCCGCGTCGCTTTCTTACGCGCTGCGCCATGTCCCAGTGACTGGCCGGGGTCGAGCTTGTGGTCGAGCCGCTCAGCCACCTTCTGCAGATCATACCGCCGTCCGCGCCCGGTCCCGACAAAACACCCGTCGAGGGTGCCGTCGCTGGTCAGCTGACTGATGCGCGGTTTGCTAAGGCTGAGTGCTTTGGAAATTTCTGTGGCCGTGGCGGACATGACACCTCCGGAAAGTCAGATTGCGAAGTTAAGGCACCGCAGAATAGTTAAGCACCACGGAACATGAGCGCATGATGTCCCCGCATATATGCTGGGCAAAGGAAGGACCCGTTGAAGGGGGGGGTCGTCATCGGGGGCGTTCGGACCACAGCGTCGCACTTTGCGATCTCGACTTTCCCACCGGGCGTCAGATCGTAAAGGATCGCCATATGCTTCTCAGAGCAGGGATCAGCGGTCGTCCTGTTCCAATCGGTAAGACCCCTGCCCCGATCCTGTCAAGTCCCCTCCGGCACAAGAGAGGCAATAGGCACCACTGCGAAGGCGTCGCCACCGAACAGCTGCATAATGACCCGCGCGTGGTTTCCCTTGACCGATCGCACCTTGACCTGCGCGCCGATGAAGCTGCCTTCGGCCACACGGGCCGTGTGCACCTTGCCCAACTGAGCGCGAATGCGATCCACACGTTCGTCTTCGCTCTCGACCTGCGCGGCCAACGTGAAACCGTCCTTGCCGTGATCCCGGATGAAGCCGTCCATGACGCGGCTGCGGATGCGGCTGGGCACACCGTCCACGCCGACGAACCCGCGCACATCGCGATGCGACCCGACGGCATGGAACGCCGCCCCCCAACCCCGCGGCCAGGCGACGAAGACCCAACCCGGCACCAGGGGCGAGGACACTATCTTGCGCTGACCCGTCTTGCGAATGATCGGCCCCTGCCGCCGCCATACCGGGACGTAGGCAATCAACCCCATCGCCTCGACCGCATCCGCGACCCGGCGCTCTCTGCCCGAAAAGACCTCGACCGCATACCAGTCCAGATCGTCCGCCTCGATCACACCCATCATGCTCATCCTTCCGCCCTCATCGCCATGTCCCTGATTTCCTCGCACTTGCGCAGCGCGGCAAGGCGATGGGCGCGCCACTCGGCATCTCTCGCGCTCAACTCCAAACCCGAGGCGACAGCTTCCTCCATCCGCCTCAAATCGCGGACCCGGTCATCCGCGCTTTTCTTCGCCTGCGTCAGGGCGAAGGCATTCGGCCACTTGCGGGTGCGACGGATCAGTCCCAGCAATTCAGGGGACCACCCATCGCGCAAAGCCTCCAACCCGATCGGTGAGCGGAACACGGCGCGCATCAGGGGCGAGGCCGTATCACCCGGCGGCTGGATATCCGCCGCGTAGCCCAGGACCACGGTCCCGATCGGCAGGCGATCCTTATCCTTGCCGCCCGGATTGGCGGCGACGGTTTCCTCCAGTGCGGCGAGATTGGCGTCGGTCATGTAGGCGAGGCGCTTGCAGATATCCGCCTTCATGTCCTCGAACTGCGCCTTGCTGACCGCCGAGGGCTTGGCCAGTCCCCTGCGCATCAGCGGCTCAATCAGCATCTTCTGCACTCTTTCCTCGCCCGCCTTCTGTTCAATGCTGTCCATGCTGCACCTGCCTTTTCTCAGCCCTGTCTCTGCTTCATCACGTGGTGGGTTCGAGAGGGCGCGCCGTCCCGAAACAGTGTTTCGGCGCGTACTCTCATATGTATTTGTTTTGTGACTCTCTCTGTCGGTGGTCACGAAACACAAACGTGAAAATTACGTTCCAAAACGTAATATTTCGTAAAATCACGAAATCACGAAATGGACATGATATTGATAATTCAGGCGTTTTCCCTCATTGGTCCTCCAGATCGCGTATAGACCAGGCGTTCGCAGCCTTCATCACCCACGCCTCGGTCCAGTTCTTGATGGGGTGCTCGGACAGCCATTCTGCCATCCATTCCATCGCCACTGGGCTGCGGGCGATCTGATGCGCTTGGTGCTTGGTCAGCGTGTCTTTCATCCGCTTGATGCGCGCGGCCTGCGCCCGCTCCGACTGGGACATCCGATGCGCATCGCGTCGTCCGATGGAATCTTGAACGACCTCCAGCACGACAGGGTGCATCAGGCGCACCTCGCCCTGATCGGTGATGCAATGCGTCCATTTGTAGAGCGGACCCCATTCGAGCCGTCGCAGGTCCTGCCACTCCGCCAGATCGAGGTGCAGCAGGAAAGCCAGATCGCGGTCGCTTTCGGGCAGCGTTCCGACCGGAGATTGTTTTTGCGCCAGCAGCCACAGTTCCATTCCGTACAGCCGCACAATTGCGGTGCTGTTGGCACGGAAGGAGCTGTTGAGGTAGCGGTCAAAATGCAGCGCGACGAAATAATGCGAGGTCAGCCGTTCGTCCGTCGCAACCGGGTACAGCGGCAATCCACCCTCCGGCACCGCGCTGAGTGTTCGCGCCTGGCTCATTCCGCGCCCTCCCCAATAATCGTTTCGACCACCAGTGCCGTCTGAACGTCCGGCCATGTCGCGTCGGGCCGAACCCGACCAATCGCGCGCATGGC